CTAGAATCTATCAGGCTCAGGTATCTAATGGAGCGTATGACCCATCTAGTACATACTACGATATGTTGTTCATGGAAAACTCATGGCACAGGGTTATTATAAGTTCAGAAAACGTCTGGACTCCTAGCGCAGTTTCTAATGTAGAAATACAGATTCCAATAACGTGGACTGGTACACAAATTACATTTAAAATCCACCAGGGAGCTTTGCCATCACTAGTAGGAAACTATGTTTATATATTTGACGCTAGCGGAACAACCCCGATCAATTCAATAGGGATGCTGTTGAAACTATAACGGTGTTGGTTTTTTGTAATGGGTTGTTATATATCGTTGCGGGTTAGTTTATTTTTTATTGTTGTATTTTTTAGGGGGGTAGTGTGGCTGATTTTTTAGACAATTTTAACGCTGACATTGATCCTTTGCTGATGGTTGATTTGGGTGATGAGATTACTTTTGTGCCATCTTCCGGTGGTACGGTTGTGATTCAGGGTGAGTTTAATGAAAAGTTTTATCTGACAGATGCGGAAACTGGTGTGGAAACGGTGTCGCCTGCGGTTGAATGTTTAGAGGCTGATGTTATTAATGCACAGGGCGGCTCTATTATTCGTAAGGGCGTGAGTTATGCTGTTAAAGGCAAGGCGCAACCGGATGGAACGGGAATGGTTTTACTGGTTTTGCGATTGGCTTGATTGGGGTATCGTGTTTTTGTTGGATGGTTTTGTATGGGCTTAAAGGTTAAAGCAAGTGGTACATTAAAAAGCGTGTTTTCCAATATGGAAGAGTCGATTAAGGCGGCTACGATTACTACGATTAATAAGGTTACAAAAAGTGCGTTTACTGAGGCCAAGCGGGGTATTTCTAAAGATACCGGGATTAAGCAGTTTCAAATTTCTGGCAGGGCTAAGGATGGTGTTAAGTCTGTTTTAAAAATGACAAAGGCCAATAAAAACCGGGCGGTGGGCGCTGTTTATGCTACGGGCGGCAGGATTGGTTTGGGTCGGATGGGTGCGCGGTGGGATAAGCGTAAGCCGGGTGCTTCTTATTTAACTCGTGGCGGTAAGCGGCGTATTATTCCTGGTTCGTTTATGGTTAATAGGCCAGGTGGAAAGCTGATTTTTAAGCGGATACCGGGTGCGGCTAAGGTTGTGCCTAGTCGCGGGCCGTATAAAGATAGAAATATAAAACGTCAGCCTTTGGTTAAGCTTAAAGGCCCGTCTATTCCTAAAGTGTTTTCACGTAAGCGGGTGCTTGATCCGGTTATTCAGAAGATTAACGATGAGTGGGGTAAGCAAATGAATGGGGCACTGTTTGTGCAGTTAAAGCGGCGTAATAAGGCGGCTGTTGTGACAAGGCGACCTTAATATTTACTACCATTAAAATTAAGGTAGTTTTTAACTTAATAAGGAGGAAGAGTGCATCCAAGAACAGCGATACGAGACTATATTGTTAATTTATTAACGGGTAATACAGCCGCCGGGACTAATGTATTTGGAACGGTGGTTGATCCGTTGGTTGATGAGGAAGTGCCAGGTATTGTAGTAAAGGCGCGTAAGGATACCGTTAGGCAATTGCTGGGTGAAGAGCCGGTACAATATCAGCGGTCTTTATTAGTACGGGTGGCTATTGCGGCGGCAGGTGATGAGGATATTGCTAATGGCTTGTGTGATGAGGTTGAGTTATTGTTGTTAAAAGATTATCGTTTGGGTGGTCTGGCAACGGGTGTTAATTTACTGGAAACAGATTTAAGCCCTGATCCTGATGGTGATAAGGTGTATTGGGATGGGGTTATTTTAATTAATGTTGATTATGTTTCAACATTTGAGTAGTTAAAAGCAGGCGAAAGACTAAAGGCTAAAGGAAGATCAAGAGCAGGTTTCTAGTTGCCCCCTTTGGTGTTGGAGATAGTTAATTTTTTTATTAGGTGGATAGTATGGCAGAAAAAGAAAAGGTGGTTGGTTTTCCTAAGAAATACAAAGTACTTAAGCCTTTGCATTATAAAGGTGAGTTGATTGATCCTGGTGTGATAAAGAATCCTGAAGTTGAGCTTTATGTTGACCAGGCGGAAAGCCTTAAGCGGCAGGGTGTGATTGGTTAATATGTTGCGTTTAATCAGTGGGTTAATGCTGGTTTTTTTAATGGTTGGGTGTGCAACAGTTGAAGAAAAACCGAGTATGTTTGATAGTTTTAAGGCGCAATCCTGTTTGGTTATTTATTGTGAGTCGTCTGAAAATAGCAGGGTTAAAAAGGCGGGGTTAAAGCTGGTTGAAATTGCTTTTGCTACCCAGGGGGCTGATATTAAGTTGGGGCGTGGGGTTTGTGAAAGGTATTATTTTAACCGTGAGCCTGCGGGTGGTTATGTTTATGCTAAAAAGTCAGCTTATGAGGTTTGTAAGGCAGGCTAAAGGCGCAAGACTAAAGGAAGAGCGAGAGATTTGTTTCTAGTTCCTGCGCTATTGCGTTGGAACTCATATCGAGCGTGTTGTTAGTTAGGTCTGCATTCCCACGCGGGAGCATGGGAGCGAGATAAAGCGTTTTATTTATTTATTTTTATGGCCCGTTCGCGGGTTTTTTTATGTTTGGAGAATACAAATGGCGGGTGTAAATAAGGTACTGGGTGCGGGTAAACTGTACTGGGAGCAGGAAAATGCGAGTGGTGATCTTGATGGGAGTGAGGTGTTATTTGCTGAAACGCCTAGTTTTACGCTGACCATTAATACAGAACGTGTGCAGGATGATAACTCGGACGGTGCGATTGCTGAACGTGATCTGGATATTCCGACAAAAGTTGAGCGTGTAACTGCGTTTACTACTAAAGATATAAGCAGCAGTATTTTGGCGTTGTTTGTGTTGGGTGGTGAAGCGACTGTTACCCAATCATCTACGCCTGCGGTGGCTGAACCTGTGGGTGATGCGGTACAGGGTGAATATATGCAGCTTGGTAAGTCTGTTAATGTGACGGGTGTGCGCGGGGTAACTGCTGTAGTGATTAAGGTGTTGGCAGCAACTATGGTGCTGGATACTGATTACACACTGGATGCAGCATTGGGGCGTATTTTTATTATTGTCGGTGGTGGTATTACTGATGGTGATGCTATTTTGGCTGATTTTACCCCTACGGCAAATACCCGCAAGCAAATTACGACAGATCAGTTAGGCTCAAAAACAGGGGCGTTGCGTTTTGTGGCTGATAATACGGCGGGTGATAACAAGGATGCGTATATTCCAAAACTTACCTTGTCGCCGAGTGGTGATTTGGCGTGGAAGTCGAGAGATACGGTTCAGGAATTGCCGTTTGAGGGTACGATTGGTACACGTACATTAAGCGGGGTTGATTTACCTCAGATTTATATTGATGGGCGGCCTGCATAATGTCTTTTGTTATTGATGAGTATAGAAAGTTTAAGGCTACGGTGGGGATTAAGATTCCGTCTGGGCTTGATGAGTTTGATAATCAGGCGGTAGTGTGTGAGTATCTTATTATCCCTGATACTGCTATGCAGGCGACTATTAAGGCGGGGGGTGATAAGGCGGTTTTAAAAACCATTTTGCAAAGTGTTGAGGGGTTTATTGATGCTGATGGCGAAACGGTGTATCTGGATGATGCATTGATTGATTGCATTTGTGACCGTCGTTATTTAATCGAGCCGATTATTAAAACCTATTACAGTCGTGTGGGCGGTGCTGAACCTGCGTTAAAAAACGTTTAGGCGCTGCTGAACATTGGGCGCGGCAGTTAAAGTCTAAGGTGATGCTGAATGCGTTTTCGGTATGGCCTGAGAATGGTGAGATTTTTTGTTTGTTTCTTTCTTTAAAGTCCCAATGGAAGGAAACGCCCTTGGGCTTTGGCTTGGATTATGCCGGGGTTCATGCCTGTATTAATGCTCAGTTTGTGCATAGGCATGACAGGCGGCGGGTGTTTGCGGATATTCAGGGGATGGAGTTTGCGGCTAGTCGGGTGTTGGGATCAGACTAAAGGCTAAAAGTTTCTAGTTCCCACGCTCCCGCGTTGGAACTCATACCTACCTATGTTGTTAGTTTAGTCTGCATTCCCACGCAGAGCATGGGAACGAGATATAAGGAATTTTAGTGGTTAATAACATTTGTTCTTGTGGAAGTCCTGGGTGTTCTGCTTGTCGGGCAGCGTGGTTGTCTGAGCGGCGTATTGGGCTTGAGAAAATGTATAAGTGGATGGAGGATTTAACGCTTAGGGATCAGATTATTGAGCGGCAAATGCGATTGTGGGAAGAGTTGATTTAAGAGCGGGTTAAAGGTGCAAGGAGCAAGGTTAAAGTAGATCAAGAGCGGGTGTTTTTTCTAGTTCCCACGCATAGCATGGGAGCGAGGTATTCAGGGGATGGAGTTTGCGGCTAGTCGGGTGTTGGGTGAGAGCAGGTGAAAGGGGAGATAGAGTAGGTTAAAGGTAAAAGGTTCAAGGTTCAAGGTTCAAGGTTCAAGAGAGCGTTTCTAGTTCCCACGCTCCTGCGTTTGAACTCATACCTGTCTGTGTTGTTGGTTGGGTCTGCATTCCCACGCATAGCATGGGAACGAGGTAATTTAAGAGCAGGGGTTTTTATGGGGTTTGTGATTAAGTATTTTTATAAAGACTGTTTGGTTGCTGTGATGGCTATTAGTGATGAGCAGAAATTGGAGGGGTGGGAAAATAATAATCCACCTTTTCAGCCTGAGAACTGGGATAAGTGGGAAGTTGGCGGCGGTTGTGAGCATTGTGGTTAAGGGCAGGTTAAAGGTAGATCAGGAGCGGGAATAGCCTGTTTTGTAAGAACGTGCTGAAAACAGCCAAAAGAGCGAGCGTTTCATGTTGGGTGCGCCAATGCAGTCATTGTAGGCTGGTATCCCTATGGGAGAGGGCTTTTCGTAAGAAAGTCAAACTGATGACAGACCGGAAAGACGGTCACAATTAAAGTTTTATTATAAGCCTGCTTGTCGCGGGTTTTTTTATGCCTAAAGGAAAAGCAATATGTGTAAAAACCGATATTTTGATCTTCCTTTAACCTTGTGCCTTTCACCTTTAACCTGTTTTTAAAATATGGCATCAAACGATACATTTACCTACGGGATACAGATAACGTCTGATAGTTCCGGTGCGATTAAGGATTTTAAGGCGGCGGGTAACTCAGCTGAGAAGTTTGCTAAGTCGCTGACTGATCTTGATAAAAAGTCTGCTAAAACAGGTAAACAGTTTAAAAAGACCGGCAAAGAGGCGGGTAAGCTTCAAAAAGGCTTTAGGGAGGCTTCGGCTTCGGCGGCTTTGATTGAAGGTCCTTTGGGCGGTGTTGCAGGTCGATTGACTGCTTTAAGTGCGGTGGCTGGGCGGGGTAATATTGCGCTGGCTGCGCTGGGTGTTACTTTTGCTGCGTCTACTTTTTTAGCGACTAAGGCTATTGGGGTTTATGCTGAAACCGAGCATCAATTAGCACAGTTATCCGCTCAATTGGAATTAACCGGCTATGCGGCTGGGTTTACTACGGAAGAACTGGATTTAATGGCCCGGAGTGTGGCCCGTAATACCTTGGCTTCGACTAAGGATATGCGAGAGGCCATTAGCGTGATGCTGACCTTTACATCAGTGACGGGCCAAGTGTTTGAGGATGCCATTACTGCGAGTAATAATCTGGCTCAGGTGATGGGTGGTTCGGTTAAGGCGGCGGCTATTCAGTTGGGTAAGGCATTAGAAGACCCGCGTGTTGGTCTAACCGCTTTGCGGCGTTCGGGTGTGAGTTTTACCACTGAACAACGGGCTTTGATTATTTCCCTGGTGGATGCGGGTAAAAAATCTGAGGCTATGGCTGAGGCATTAAAAGTGCTAAATTCTCAGTTGCCTGATGCGGCTAAAGGTGTGGGTCAGTTGAAGGGTGAATTTGATTCGCTAGGACAAAGCTATGACGAGTTGTTGGAGTCGTTGGGGAAGTCTACAGTTATTAGGCGGCTGGTCTTGGGTGCTTCTCGTAGTTTTAGGTTTTGGGCTGATAGTATAAAGGAGTTTAAAGACCTTGACATAGACGATAAGATTATTAGTTTGTCTACTGAAAGACTCGATCTTCTTTCTAAGATAAATAAGAAAGATGAAAGTACGGTATACGGAAAGGCGCTTTTAAAAAGAGCTGAAGAGGTTGATAAACAACTTCGTGATTTAATTATTCAGCGCAATAAAAGAGAGGCTGAGGATCAGGCAAATCTTGCAAAGGGTGCGGCTACCCGTCAACAGCGCGATTTAGACGAACAAAACAAAATCCTGATTTCTAACGGGATTAAGCAAGGGGTTATTCGTACCCGTACCGAGAAAGAAGCTGGGGCGGCAATAACAAAGATTCAACAGCAGGTGCTTAAGCAGCGTTTTGACGGCAATCTAATCAGTATTGAGTCGTATAACAAAGAGGTGACGGCCTTAAGGTTGGCGCAAAATCAGCGTGAAATTGATGAATTAAAAGATATGCGCTTGCAGCTTCAGGATGAAGAGGCGCAACCGATTGTTAAGTTTCGGGCTGATGAGAATATTAAGCGCAAAGAGATTGAGCGCGATTTTATTATCAAGCAAGGCGTGGTTGATCTGGCTGAGGCCCGTAAAAAAGCGGCTGATGAAAGAGCTAAACAATCTGAGGCGGCAATAAAGCTTGAAGTGGCGGCTTTAAAGCAGTTTGAGGCGGCTAAAATTGCCTTGCTAAAATCATCCGGTAATGCGGCTGATGCGGCAGAAAAAGAGATTACACAGCGTTATGCGTCTATGCTGGCTAATCTGCCAGAAAAAAGCAAAATTGCCGGGCAGCAGATTGTTGATAATCTGATTAGTCAGGAAAAGCTTGAAATTGCTTTGGATGATTTAAAAGACAAAGTGGATAGAACGCTGGCTGATATGGGAAACAAGGAGCGCAGTATTGATGTTTCTGTTAATACAGGGTTATTGACTGAGTTTGAAGGGCGTAGTGCGGTATTAGATTTACATAAGGAAACGGCAGTTACGCTGGAAAAGATTGTTGCGGATATGGAAAAGCTGGCGTTGCTTTCTGCTGATCCTGATGCGTTGCAAGGTGTTGATTCGTTAAAGGTAAAGGTGCAGGAGTTGGCAACAGAAATGACGGTACTTGAAACCCATGTGCGGGATAGTCTGGGGGGTGCTTTTAGTGATGTTTTTAATGGTATAGGGCGTGATATTCATAGTGCTAGTGATGCGCTGGAAGTGTTTACCCGTTCTGTATTACAGTCTTTTGCTGATATTGCCGCACAGGAGGCTTCGGCGCAGTTAGCAAAGCTTGGGGTGCAGGCTATTGGTGGTATTGGCGGTATTCTGGGTGGGTTGTTTCATGAGGGGGGTGACAATATTAATGCCTCTTCAGGCCAAAAGGTGGCGGTTAATCCTGCGTTGTTTAAGTCTGCGCCTCGTTTTCATGAGGGTTTAAAGGCTGATGAGTTTCCAGCTATTTTGCAGACGGGTGAGGATGTGATTGCCAGGGATGATCCTCGTAACAGTCAATTTGGTGGGGGTTCAAGTAAAACCACTAACCTGAGTATTACTGTGCCGGTAACGGTTGACGGTGGTGACAGCGATCAGCGGCGGTTGCAGGAGATTAGTCAGATAGTGAAAGTGGCTGTGACTAAGGAATTGGTTAAAGAGAAAAGACAGGGTGGATTGCTGGCATGAATATAAGCACTGAAGAGCGGCTTGATCTGGGTTATGACCTGGGGGCGGTCAGCACGCTTAAGCAGCGTGGTAATAGGATGCCTAAGCTTTCTGCTGGGGTGGTGCAAAACCTGACTGATTTTGGTTTTTACAGGGCGTGGTCTATTGGCTCTCGCAATATTAGCCGTGAAAAGATCGGTAAGTTGGTGGCTTTTTATTTAGCCAGAAGTGGTACGTTGCAGCGATTTAGGTATAAAGACTGGGCTGACTTTCATGCGCTGCATGATGGTACGGAAGAATCGGGTTATTTGGGCGTGGGTGATGGCGCTGAGGTTGAATTTCAGCTTGTTAAGCGCTATGTAGTATCTGATATTCAAGACAGAGCGATTACAAAACCTGTTTCTGGATCGGTTTCGGTTTATTTTGACGGAGTGGCGCAAGGGTCTGGGTGGTCGGTTGATACGGTTACGGGGTTAGTGACATTTACGGTTGCGCCTGGGGTGGGTATTGTAATAACGGCTGATTTTGAATTTGATGTGCCTGCGCGATTTACTTCATTAAATTTTGGTACCAAGTTTTTAGCCTACCGGGATAAGGGTGTAAGCATTCATAATTTACCGGCCTTAGAACTAAGGGAAGTGTAATGGCAGATTTACCGATAGAACCAGACTATTCATCACCTATTGAGTTTGAGCCAGGTGTTTTAAAAGCTGAGTTTGGTGATGGTTACGGACAACGGGCGGCTGATGGTATTAATAACAACATGGAAAAGTGGGAGTTATCTTATAACGAGCTAAATGATGCTGAGGTTCAGGTATTGCTTAATTTCTTTTTTGGGCTTAACGGGGTGACTAATTTTGCATGGCAACCTAAGTTTTCTGCTGTGGCTAAAAAATATATTTGTCCTCGTTGGCGGGCTGTGCCGGTAGGTGATAATGATAACCAGTTTTTCTGTAGTATTCAGCAAGTGCCTGAATTATGACAATAGCACAGGATTTACAAAAGGCTGAATTGCCTGCGCTGGTTGAGTTGTTTGAGATTGATGCGTCTGCTATTAATGGTACTGTTTATAGGTATGTCCCTATGAATAATGGGCCTGATCCTATTGTATGGAATGGTAACACGTATAATCCGTTCCCGATTGCTATTACAGGAATTGAGCAGGTGTCTACAGGTGCGCCGCCTCGACCTACATTATCTGTTAGTAATGTCGATAGTTTTTTTGGTGCGCTGGTATCAACTATGGAGGATTTAAAGGGGGCTACGGTATTTTATACTCGGACATTTGAAACTTATTTAAACGGTTCAATTGGTGCTGCGCCTATGCGTTTTAAGATTAACAGGAAGGTTGGGCATAACAAAACAGGTATTGTTTTCGAGTTAAAAACATTTCTTGATTCAGAGCGAATTTTTTTACCTGGAAGGCAAATGCTAAGGGATGGGCCGGAAGAAACCGCATTTCCTGGGTTGGGTCTTAATAAAAGTTCTTATTAATAGTCTGTATACGGCTTAAGATAAAAAATAGTTATGATTGAATTGAACGAGATTCAAATAAATAAGATTAAACAGACGGCGCTTTCTGCATTTCCTGCTGAAATGTGCGGTGTGTTAACGGTTGATGATTTTATTCAGATAAACAATATCAATAGTAGTCCTGAAAAAAGTTTTACTTTTCAACCTTCTGAATATGCAGCTATTATTGATGTTGCCGTTGCTATTGTGCATAGCCATACAAAAAAACCTGATGTAAATTTGAGTGTTGATGCCCGTACACCTTCGGTTAAAGATATAAAATGTCAAAAGCTGTCTGGGTTGCCGTGGTTGATTGTTGCAACTGAGGGTGAAACTGTTACGCCTGCGGTTCAATTGCCCCGTAGTCCCAGTGCTATTTATGAGGGGCGTGATTTCATTTGGTACATTAATGATTGTTTTACTATTGTTCAGGATTATTATAGGTTTCAACTTGAGATAGTGTTGCCTGATAATCAGTTTGATGCGTTTAACGATAGCACTGATGAGGTTATAAAAGAGTATGCGGATAAGCAGGGGTTTTATGACATAACCACGATTGATGATATTCAAAAGGGTGATGTAGTGGTGCTTGATTCGTTAGGACAAAAACAGAATCATCTGGGTATTTATCATGATGAAATGATTTTGCATCAAATGCAGACTAGCAGGTTTGATCCGTTTGATAATTTTAAGGGTCGCATTAATAGGATTTTACGTTATGGAAATTAAAATTTATGGTGAGCTGCGTGAGCAATGTCCTGATGTGCATTTAGAGGTTGCTAATATTCAGCAAACATTAGCGGGGTTAAAGCAGGTGCATGGTCAGGGGGTTAGCGATCATTTGTTGTCTAATAAATTTCATTACTTATTGGCAAGTGAAGGTGATCCTGAAAAATTAGTTCCTTTAACAGAGAGTTTGTTAACCATGCCGTTTAAGCAGTTTGATGTGTTGTTGATTATTCCTGATGTGGAAGGGGATATATGGGTTATTGCAATTTTGGGCGTTGCCTTATTTGCGGTTGAAAGTGCAATCGTTGCGAGTATTATTGTTGCGGTTATAAATATAGCGGTGGCTATTGCGCTGGGGTTCTTAATGCAGATGCTTTCGCCTACACCTGAGTTTGGGTCTGATCCTTCAGAAGAGGCTGTTCGTAAAGATAGTTCGTTATTTCATGGTGCGCCTAATATTATTGAGCAAGGCGGTTCTGTGCCTTATGGGGCTGGGTTTGCTCATTGCGGTGGTGTTTTAATATCGGCGGGTATTTATAGCGAGGATGCTTAGTTGAGAGATTTGGCGGTTATTTCCGGTTCTGGCGGCGGCGGGGGTGGTACGCCTGATCCGCCTTATGAGGCTGATGATACCCTTTCTAGCAAACAGCGATTGCGTATGCTTTTTGTTATTAGTGAGGGTGAGATTGACAGTATTACTGATGTTTTTGTTAATAATAGTCCTATTAGCGGTTATGATGCGACTTTTGACTTTAGAACAGGTACGCCAGATCAAACGCATATATCGGGGTTTTCAGCGGTTGAAACGCCTGCTAACCCTGCGGTTAATGCTGCGCTATTATTCGGGGTTCCTGTTGCAAGGGAGACTTCAAGTGTTTCTATTGATGCGGTTAGGCTGACTATTCGGATTAATTCATTATACAGGATTACTGAGGATGGGGATAATCTAGGACACTCTGTCAGATTTAATATTAAAACCCGTAAAGATAATGCTGACTTGTGGACAATTATTAAGTCAATTACTAAAAACGGAAAGGCATCTAGTCCTTATAAATTTGATATAAGGGTTGAAAGGCCCTTTGATGCAACAGGAACAACATGGCAGTTTGCTATAGAGCGGTCTATTTCTGATGATATAAGTTCAAAAGAAAGCAGTCCTTCGTTTTTTGATAACTATACAGAAATTCAGGACAGTGTTTTAACCTATCCTAATAGTGCATTGTTAGGCGTGGTATTTAATAATGCGGATGAGTTAGGCGGGAATATTCCTAATATTTCCTGTAATGCTAAACTGGTGAAAGTTCAAGTGCCTGATGCCTCGGTTTATGATCCGGTTGTTAGAACATATACAGGCGCTTCGTGGGGGGGTGGTTTTGCGCTTGCCAGGGTGTCGTCTAGTTGTGTGTCGTGGCATTTATATAATGTTCTTATAAGTGTTCGTTATGGGTTGGGTATATTACCGAGTGAGTTAAATGTATTTTCGTTTTTTGATTTTGCAGTTGAGTGTGATGATCTGGTTGATGATGGCAATGGCACAAGTACGCTTGAACATAGGTATTCTGTTGATAACCAGTTTTACCGCCGGGAAAATGCAAGCGATTTTTTAATATTTCTGCTGACATTAGGTAATGCAAAACTGGCTAATGATGAGTTTGGTCTTATTTCTGTTATTAGTGACCGGCCTGAAGCAGCAACAAAGATTGTTAATAACTCTAATGTAATTGACGGGTTGTTTGAGTATTCGTCTACAACTCTCGAAGAAACATTTTCATGGGTAAATGTAACGTACAACGAGCCAAGTGATAAGTATAACACCACAACTATTTCTGAGAAAAGGCAAGATAGGATTGATAAGTATGGCCTGATAAAATCAGACATTTATCTGGTTGGTTGTACGTCAGAAGGACAGGCCAGACGCAAGGCAAAGTGGGCTTTATATGGAGCTGACGGGTCGGTAACGTTTAAGGTGGGTCTTGAGGGACTTATTTATCGAATGGGTCAGGTTATTGAGGTAATGGACGATTACCTTAAAAACGTATTACATCAGGGGCGTATTATTTCTGCCTCATCAGATGCTAGTTTTACTACGCTTGTGCTTGATAGAGAATTTGTTTTTGAGGATCAAAGCTATTCCGTTATGTGTTACGGTGATGATGCTGTTACCGTTTATGAAGCGGCTATTGTTGAGTCTAATGTAACTACCAATATTATTACTGTTAATGCGCCTGGGCCATTGGCGACTAATCCTAATCCAAATAGTTCGTTTATTATTAATGGTGATGTTGGGTCAAGTTTATATCGGGTTATTGGTATTTCAGAAGAAGAGAGTATTTTTACTGTTCTGGTTTCTGTTTATGATGTTAATAAACGTGCAATTATAGAGGGTGATTTAACTAATATTGTTCCTGTAAGGCCGTTTATTAATACTGATGGCTTTGTGGTTGAGCCTGTAGAAAATATTGTATTTAGTGAGATTTTTGCTTCTTCGTCTGTGTCTACACAAAACAGAATAAATGTTGTGTGGGATTGGGATGTTGACAGTTCTGAGGATTTGGTTGCGGCGTTTCAATATACATGGAGGCGTGATAATCTGCCTTTTACGGCAATTAAAACAACACAGTTAAAAGAGTTTGAGATTTTTGATGTAACGCCTGGGGTTTATGAGGTTGTTGTTTCTGCTTATAATCCTCGCGGTGTAAAATCAGCACCCGTTGTTGCGCTGTATAACTTTAGGACTACGCCTAATCAATCAACATTAAAGCCGCCAACTGATTTTTATGTGGTTAATACGGTTTCAAATACTTTTCAAACCAGAGATTTGAGTGTTAGCTGGTTTTATGATCTTGATAATGATGATAGAGCATTAGTTAATGATTCGCTGCTGGATTATGTGATAGAAATTTGGTCGGCGGGCGTGTTAAAAAACAGTTATACACAAGCACCTATATCTGATAAAAATGGATCATTTGAATATACCTTTCAAATGAATGAAAACGATCATGGCGGCACTGCTACACGTTCTGTAGAGATTAGGGTTTATTCGCGTGATACGGTGGGTGATGTTTCGTTATCAATTACGAATACGTTTACCAATCCTGTGCCAGCGGTTGTATCGTTTACGTTGCTATCAGGGACGGGGGCCACATACATTGATATTACACCGCCTGCGGACTCTGATTTAGCCGGGTATCTGGTTTACAGAGATGTATCGGGCATTGATTTTGTGCCGGGTGCGGGTAATTTAAAATATGACGGCCCTGATAATTATGTCGCGTTGGGGGCTAGTGCTGGCACGTATTATTATAAAGTGGCGGCGTATGATTCGTTTGGTAAGTCTGCGCTTAATGTATCGGGGGGTAGCAGTTCTCAGATACTAGCTGCGGAAGTTGATAAGTTTGCTTTTACCGGGCTGGGGTTTACGCCTGATGATCCGGTTACTAATAGTGTAAGCTGGCTTGCGGGTACAGTCTCAATTAATGGGGCTGCGCCTGCGGCTATTGCTGCGGGTGATGCTGCGTGGACGGCTGGCACGTTGTACCTGTATTTTGATAAAGCTACGGTTTCAATTGGTTCAACGACTGACATAACCATAGCTGTGCAAAAAGCACAGATTATAGCGTCATATCAAGGTGGGGTTGATTTAAAAGGCGGGGATGGTACTGCGTTTTTTAATGGGGCTCAATTGTTAGCTCAGAGCATTGGTGCTGGTCAGTTGGTTACTAATACCGCAATTATTACAACAGCGGCACAAATAGCTGCGGCTATTATCGCAACGGCTCATATTGAGGATTTAGCGGTTAATGATGCAAAAATTGCCAATACATTAGAGTCTATAAATTA